TACGGTCCAGTAATTGGTAGCCTTTATGATATTTTTAAAAATAATAAAGCAAATGCAATAAAACAATTTGGCGAAAGCAATGATGGTAAAATATGGGTTGTGGACATTAAACCAGGCTCCGTTTTTAAGAGTGTGCTAGAAGAAGTTTGGGAAAACTATAAAAATATTGATGGGATACGATTATCTGAAATGACTCATCAAAAAGATACTGCATGGAGAAAAGCGTTATTAGGAGGAAAAAACTTTCTTTCTGATGGGGATATAAAGGAGGAAAAGCCATTTGTCGTACACTGAACAAGAAATTGATGAACTTTTAAACGATGGACCTCAAATGGAGCTTGATGTACCTATGGTGAATGAACGTGAGGTAGAAGATTCCTTGGAATTAACAAGGCTTAAAAGTTCAGAAAGAGAAAAAGAACGTAAAGAAAAGAGATATTTTACTGCATTTAAGTTGATAGTTGGATGTTTGTTTTTTTTAGGTGGAATATACATAATAGATGTAGCTATAAGCGTAGCTGTTAAACATGATGTTAGTCAAATTACAGAGCCAATTATAGAAATTATCAAAACATTGCTATTCACATTGAGTGGATATTTATTTGCAAGAAAAGAGAATGGTGATTAGAGAGCTTAGCGATAGGCTCTCTTTTTTATACCCAAAATTAAGGAGGAATAACATGAAATATTTTATCAGTCAGCCTATGAAGGACAAGACACAGGAAGAAATCAAGGAGCAGAGAGAACAGATTATAGCAGCAATCAAAGAAGAGGATGAAGAAGCTGTAATAATCGACTCGTACTTTGAAGATTATGATCCACAGAATGGATGCATACCGTTGAAGTACTTATCTAAGTCATTGGAACTCTTAGCAGACGCAGATATTCTGTATTGCGCAGATGGTTGGGAAGAAGCGAGAGGATGTAAGATTGAGCACGATTGTGCATTAGCTTATGGAATAACAGTAATTGAGGAGAAGTAAAATGGATAATGGAAAGTTTTTAGAGTTATGTAAGCAGACAGTAGTTGATTACTTTAACAACAGAGTCGATAGGACAGATAATGCAATTATTACTGCAGATGAGGTGTTCATTGTATGGAGTTGCAAAACTCTGCAGAACAACAAGGCATTGTTAAGCACTACTGTTTCAGACGGAATGTACTATGAGATTACATTCAACGGAGATAGGAACGAATTATATTTTGACGCTTACAAAAAGTGGGAAAACAAATGCATTTCACTAAATTAGAAATTAAGGCACCGTAACAGGTGTTTTTTTATTGGTCAGAAGATTAGACCTAAAACAGTCTTATCAATTCTTGGTGGGAAGTTAAACACCTTAAATTACTTAGAAAGGAATTAAATTTTATGAAAACAGAGGATTTACAAGCACAAGGACTTACACAGGAGCAGATTGATTTCGTATTTGCTGAAAATGGTAAAGACGTCAATGCCATCAAAGCAGATAGAGACAATTATAAGACTCAGCTGGAAACTGCACAGGCTTCACTTAAGGAATTTGAGGGAGTCAACGTATCAGAACTGCAGAACAAGATTAAAGAGCTTAATGGAACAATTGAGCAAAATCAGACTAAGTATCAGCAGGAGATTGCTGACAGGGATTTTAATGATCTCTTAAAGGCTACTGCACAGAAACACAATGCAAGAGATATTAAGGCGGTTATTCCGTTCCTTGATATTGAAACATTAAAGGCTAGCAAGAACCAGGAAAAGGACCTTGAGGCTGCGTTTGAACAGGTAAAGAAAGACAACGATTACTTGTTTATTAGCGAATCCAAACCTATTCCAAGAGTTGTATCAGCGACTCCGGGAATCAATAAAAATGTCGAAGATGGAAAGACAAAAGCCAATGAGGCATTCAGAAGCCTTTTTGGAAAATAAATAATAATTAAGTAAAGGAGAAAAAGACATGGCAGATATTGTTAGAAGAGAAGATGCGGAAGCGATAATCCGCGAACAAGTAGTTAATGCTATTTCACAGGACGTTCCTAAGTCATCAGTATTTATGGGACTTGCAAAGAAACTTCCAAGTATGACTAGTAAGCAGACAAGAATCAGAGTTTTAGATTTCTTGCCAACATCTTATTGGGTAAATGGAGACACAGGATTTAAACAGACATCAAAGCAGGCATGGGATAATGTATATCTTACAGCTGCAGAACTTGCAGTTATCGTTCCTATTCCTGAAGCTGTTCTTGATGATGCAGAATTTGACATCATTGGAGAAGTAACTCCAAGAGTCGTAGAAGCTATTGGACAGCGTGTTGACTCTGCAGTTATCTTTGGTGAAAACAGACCTGCTGAATGGCAGAATGATATCATCACATTAGCTAGACAGGCTGGCAACAACATTGCGTTAGGTGCTACACCAGACTACTATGAGAAGTTACTCTGTGAGGATGGTGTATTTGCAAAAGTTGAAGATGATGGTTATTCAGTATCAGGAGTAATAGCATCTACAAATATGAAAGCTAAATTAAGAGGATTGAGAGACGATAACGGTCAGCCAATCTTCAATAAGGTTATTCAGAGCACAACACAGTATGCTCTTGATGGAGCACCAATGTACTTCCCAGATAATGGCTCTTTCAACAAGAACATTGCACAGGTGGTAGCCGGTGACTTCAACAAAGCTGTATATGCTATTCGCCAGGATATTACAACTAAGATTCTTACAGAGGGTGTTATCCAGGATCCAACAACTAAGGAAATCGTATACAACCTTGCGCAGCAGGACATGATTGCTCTTAGAGTTGTATTCAGAATGGGTTGGGCTCTTCCAAATCCTGCTACACGTATGGATGAAGACAGAGTGGGCTGTCCATTCGCTTACCTTGAGCCTGCAACTGCTGTTACTACAAAGGCAGTTACATTTACTGTTAAGGATAATGCTTCAACACCTGCAGCACTTGAAGGTGCAAGAGTTGACGTTAACGGTGCTAAGCTTAAGACAAATGCATCCGGACAGGCTGTATTTAACTTAAGAGCTGGTACATATCCATATAGTGTAACTCTTAAAGACTACACTAAGGTAACAGGAACAGTTACAGTTGCTTCATCAGCAGTAACAGAGAACGTAACATTGATTCCACAGTAGTAGGAGGTGGCGGAATTGAATGCTTATACAACATATGATTACTATTCAAATGAATACAGTATGGGGGAAGCAGTGGTCGATTCCGCTGACTTTCCCAAACTGCTGATGCAAGCTCAAAGCATTATTGACTTGTATACATTCAATAGGCTTAACACAATGACAGACATTCCTGAAGCGGTTCAGAACTGTTGTTGTGAGCTTATTGAATTATTGCAAGAGAATAAAGAAAGACAAAGCACATCATCCGGAATAGCAAGCGAGAAGAACAACAATTACTCAGTAACATATGAGTCATCAGAGGCTTTGAATCATCAACTCGAAAGTAACAAAACAATGATAGTGAATAAATGGCTCTCTAATACAGGTTTAATGTATAGGGGGTGCTGATTATGTACACTAATAAAAAAGTTACTCACATAGCTAAAAATGGATATCAGAGCAATACATATGATGCTTATGTGGAAGAGCACTATACTTCATCATCAGACAAGCAGGGTGATACTAAACATCATTCTTTATTTGTATCTATTCCAACTACAGAAAGCCTTAATATTCAGCTGGGGGATTTGATTATTTTAGGAGAACATCAGATAGTAATTGATTCGTCAAGTGAAAAGAATGAGGCTGAAAGCATTAGGAACTTGAAACGCAACCACAGGCTTTATACCATTAATTCGCTTATTCCATGTGTGTATGGACATGATAGGGTGAAACATTACGAGTTAGGATGTGATTAATCTTGAATATTAGAGTTAATTGCAGAATGGTAGTTAATCGTAAAAAGATTGAGCAAAAATATGGGTTGGGAAAATATGGACCTGTACAGAAGTATATTGATTCTGAAGTCATAAAGCAGATGGAACCATATACGCCATATGATACTGGAGCTATGCACCGTTCAGCTATTGCAGGAACAGTTATTGGTTCTGGTAAGATAAAGTATCTCTCTCCTTATGCGAGATATTTGTATTATGGTGTAATCTACGGTCCTAACATTCCAATAAAGGAGAATGGAATTATTGTTGGATGGAGAAGTCCGGCCAAGAAAAAGAAATATCCAACCGGAAGACCACTCAAATACAATAGGGATAAGCAGCCTAAAGCAGGTAAGTTTTGGTTTGAAAGAATGAAAGCGGACAAGAAAGAGCAACTTAGAAGAGGTGCTTTAGAAGTTATGAAGAGGTGCAGTAAAGGATGAATATAATTGAGCTTGTAAGACAAATATTGACAGATTATCCGGAAATGGAAAGATTTACAAACAATATTCATGTTGATTTTACAGATAATGAAAAAGAATCTGATTTTGGACTATCTTCCACCGGAGACGAAAAGATAAGAGAGGACGTGCTTGGCAATCAGGTGCGTAGACATAGCTTTATGCTCTATGCCATTAATCAGGCATACAATGATTATGAGAGATTGTCCAACAGTTCCTTTTTATTAGAGTTATCATATTGGCTTGAATCAATAGAAGAAGGCGAATATGAAATAGAAGTAACTATCAATGGTAAAACGAGAACCGGTAAACTTAAATCTATCAGCTGTGCAAATGCAATGCTTTTCGCAGTTCCTACCGAGGATATAAATGATGGAGTTATGTATCAGGTTCAAGTTTACGCAGAGTATACATTGGAAGGAGAATAATAATGAAATTAAAGAGAAGCTGCTTAGCTCATTATTTAGACTCAAAATTTGGTGGCACTGGTTCACCTGTTTGGTTTTTAATCGGTAAAGACATAGAAGACATGTCAGTTGAGTTGAATCCGGAAACAGAGACAGTTAAGAACATTCTTGACGAGACATCTGTTACTGATAATGGTTATGAGCCTAGTATGGATGCTGATCCATATTATGCAAATCCAGATGATGCTATCTATGAGAAACTCAGAGATATTGCAATGAACAGACTCACAGGCGACGAATGTAAGACTACTATTCTTGAAGTTCTCATTGAGGACCCAACTGATTCAAGCCACAAAGCTTGGACAGAAGATGTAATAGTCAAGCCTCAGTCATATGGTGGTGAACAGGGTGGAATTAATATTCCTTATCAGGTTACATTCGCTGGCAACAGAAAAGAAGGAACAGTTACTATAACTAACAAAGTTCCAACTTTTACAGAAAATACATGAAGTGAACCTGTTCAAAATCTTGCTTATCCGGTTCCTGATGAAGCAAATGATCAGATCGGCGACGAGGAAGAGACAGAGGAAGAACAGACAGAGGAATAATATGTTGATAAGAGGGCTTGGAAACAGGCTCTCTTTTTTGAAGGAAAAGGAGTATTAGATGCAGAATATTAATTTTGATGATGGGTTTAAAACATTTACAGTGAATGGAGATGAAAATAGAGTTGTACGCTTTAATCCTAGTGATTTTGGAATTTTAACAAGAGCGGAAGAAACAGAACAGGCATTCAATGAAATAGGCTCTAAATTGGAAAGTATGGGGAATACAGATGACGTAAGCGTAGAACAGATAGCTCAAGTACTTAGAGAAACAGAATCAGATGTTAAAAGACAGTTTGATTATATGTTCAATAGTTCTGTATCAGATGTTCTTTTCGTTGGTCAGTCTCCTATTGCTATTGTTAATGGAGAATTTTTATTTAAGAGAATATTGGATGCAACAATGCCAATTATAGTTGAATCAATCAGTGAGGAGAAAAAGAAAGCAGAAAAGAAAATGGCTAAATATACGGAGCAATATAAATGATAGGAAGGCTACCCACCAAAGTTGCTGTGGGCGATATTGAGTGGGATATTAGAACTGACTATAGAGATATATTAACCATTTTTTGTGCTTTCAATGATCCGGAACTTAACACAGAGGAAAAAGTTATCGTATGCCTGACGATATTTTATATAGATTTTGATAAATTGAATCCATCATTGTATAAAGAAGCTTATGAAAGAGCTATATGGTTTTTTAACCAAGGAAAGAATCAAGAGGACAAACATTCTCCGAAACTATTAGACTGGGAACAGGATGAAAGTCTTATTTTTTCAGAGGTTAATAAAGTGGCAGGCATGGAAGTTAGAAATTTGGAATACATGCATTGGTGGACATTCATGGGATATTATATGGGAATAGGAGAGGGATTGTTCTCCGAAGTACTTAATATCCGAAGTAAAAAAGCGAAGAATAAAAAATTAGAAAAACATGAAAAAGAATTTTATGCTCAAAATAAATCTTTAATTGATTTGAAGATTAAATTAAGTGAAGAGGAAAAAGAAGCTCAGAAAGAACTTGAAGAGTTGCTAGGGTTATAGCAGCTCTTATTTTTATGCAAAGAGAGGTGAGGGCATTGGCAGCTGATGGCAATTTGGAATTTGATGTGACTGCAGATACAGATTCGTTTGATTCTGCAATGAGAAATATGGAATCAGAATCCAAGTCACTTACAGGATATTTAAAAGAACTTGGTAGCAGATTCAAAAATGCATTTTCAACACAGTCTACAGAGTCAGCAACATCAAGAATGATGAGTCTTGAAGAGCAAATCAGAAAAGCAGAAAATGCACTTGCTGAAGCTGAGCAGAAGCAGAGAGAGTTTGCAACCGCAGAGATTCCAACAAAAGAATATAGTAAATTGGAAAATGCTGCTAAAAAAGCAGAAAATGAACTTCTGACATTACTGAATGAGAGAGAACGTTTTATTGAGTCTGGTGGAAGTGAATATGACCCTTTTTATATCAAAATGACCCAAGATATTGACAAGACAGAAGAAAAATTGCAACATCTCGAAAGCTCAATTCAAGCACTAAAAAATAGTGGAAAAGCATTCACTACGAGTGAGGATAATTCGGAACAGATGCAACGTTTTTCTGACAATGTAACAACCGCTCAAAATAGACTTGATATCTTGAATCAAAGAATGGTCGAACTACAGGAGAGGGAAAGTGAGGCGACAAGTTACGGTCAAATATTAATGCAATCTATCCAGGAGTCTTGTCCACCAGCAGGAGCAGCACTTCGAATAGTAAGTGGTGGTGTAGGATTGGTTGGAACGGCAGTGAAAGGCTCGTTTACAGCTGCGTCTAAATTGATTCCGTTTATGATTACCGGGATGAAAAAGGTTGGGAGTACAGTTTTAAATGTTGCCTCTCATGTAGGGAAATTGGGAGCTAGGATGTTCTCAACATTGAATCCTTTACCCAAATTGTTCTCAAAAGCAACTGATAAATCGGGCGGATTTATTAAGAAGTTAGGTGGAATGGTAAAAAGAGTATTTGTATTTACAGTTATTACAAAGGCTCTCAGAGAAATAAAGAAAATAATGGGTAGTCTGTTCAATAATGATAAGCAGTTATCAAGTTATTTCGCACAGATAAAGGGAAATCTCATTACTGCATTTGCACCTATATATGAATTCGTTCTTCCAGGGATAAGGCTGCTTATGTCTGCACTTGCTAACTTTACGGCATATCTGGCAAATGTGACTAGTAGGATTTTCGGAAAGACAATAGCTCAAAGTCAGGCTTTAGGGAAGACTCTTGGTAAGCAGGCCAAAGAAACAGATAAGACAGCAAAATCTACTAAAGATGCTAATAAGCAATTAGCATCTTATGATGAATTAAATGTGATGCAGGATAATTCTTCAGATGATGATAGTGATTCTATAGCACCAAAGTTTGATGCGAAGGAGATGTCTGTAGATTGGGTTGACAAAATTAAGGAGATGATA